CCACGATTAGTCATATGGCGACCCTTATCCAATACGCTAGCATATGGATATTCACCAACAATTTTATTACCTTGCAATCTAGTATTATTACGTGCATTACCTTTAGCAATTGGAGTAATATCTCTAAAGAATTGATATGCTTCTTTAGGTAAGTTGCCTAAATCTTTACGCATCTGCTTTGTCTTTTTCAAGATAGCATCTGGCTTGAAATTCACTTTCATTTGTATGTTAGGCATATTATACTCCACTTGCTTTGTCATTGATGCGTTTTAGTGCTTCTATGTCGTAATCTTTTGGATCTACTTTGCCTTTGTTCATAGATTTTCTATGATGAAAACTCTCAAAAGTCAAACTACAATCCAATATGTAAAGATCAAAACTATTTGCTCTAACTAAAACTTCACTAGGCAATAGACCATATCTCTTACCTAGTGCATCAACTTGTAATATTGATACCATCTTAGCACTTTCGGGGTCAATGGTATCATTTGTTACTTTCCCAACATATCTGTTACCTTCTGTATTGCTTTCAACAATATATTAGTTGGTAACATAGATTTGTCAGTTACTATTTCTTTTCCTTTCTCGTCAAGAATCAATGTCTTGACAATACTAATCAGTTCGCCAGTGTTCTTTGTGTCAATGTTTGCTAGACGCATGAAAATGTCAAGAGGTTGGCGATCCCATGTGTGAAACACTAATGCTTCACCATATTCTTTTACAATTTCTTCATCGTCTAGTTTGATTTCAACCAGTTTAGGTTGTGCTGTGATTTCGCTTAGTTTCATTTGTTTCTCCTTTATTAGTTCCCAGAGTATTTATCGTATTTTGCTTCTAACAATTGGTTGAGTAGAGCAAGACGAAAAGCCTGTTTGGCTTTCATTTGTTTTACTGTTGCCATCATGTTATCTAACATTGGCATTAGTTTTGCTTCATCAGCGATGAGGCTGCGTAGTTTCTGTTCTTCGGTTTGTAACCAGTCATTACTATTCATTAGTTCGTCCTTCAATAGTTAGATCAGAGAGAGTGTTGCCACTCTCTCCGATTGTTTTGTATCAGCCGTTGCCTGAGTACATTGTACCGTCTACAGCGAGTGTCATTGGAGACACCCATACTGGAGCATCTGGGCTTACTGTTGGTGCAAGATTGGTGATGAAACCAATACCTGAACTCCAATAAGTTCCATTTGCAACGTTACCATTTACAACGTTAGCAATATCACTGTTGTTCCACACTACGAGGAATTGAACAGGGATCTTGTTCTGACTCAAACTTGCCATACCTTCTTGAGCAGCAGAGCCGCTTGCAGCAGCACTGTTACCGAACCACTTCACATCGTCAATAACGACATTGGTTGCGATTTCGTTGTCTGCTGGAGTTGGAAGTTTGTTTGTATCAACTGAACAGAAATCTGTCCAACTGAATACGCCAGTACTTGCTGTAACAGTAACGTCTTGTAGACATCCGACTGAAAGCACATTAGCACCAACAATATTGCCAGTCTGAATGTTGCCGTTAGCAACATTAGTTGACAATAGTATCAATGGCTGTGAGCCTGTTTCGTTTACTGTAATACGTGCCATTTTATTTCTCCTTGAGTTAGTGGCTATCCATAAAATCCATACGCTTTATATTGAATGTATAGGTGTGTTTTTCACTACGATTACCGATAACTTCTGTTTTACTAAAAGTTACCTCGTAGTATCCATTGAAGAATGTAGCATTTGCGGCTAGATCATTGATATGACCTAATACAAAAATGCTTTGTGGATCATCTTGGAAACTCACATACAGTATTTCAAACTGATCTGTGACTGTGTAGATTGAACCACATGTTTGCGCACCTAACTGATAAACTTCACGACTTATTGGATGACAATCTCTAACATATACGCCAAATGGCACAACATCGTCGCTACTTGGATAAATGCCATTGACTTCTACGATAGGAATGAGTGTATCACACACTTCCCTCATATAATTCACTAGCATCTCTTTTGTAACAAGAGGTTGATGCGTACTTGGCATTAGAAATATCTCCTATCATTGTTGAAATAATCAACATCTGCTGTCCAATTTTCCTCAAGTTTAGTTGTAGGACCATTGGGAGCATTTTGATTCAAGTCATAGAAATTCATCAATTGCAGTGCTTTTTCCCACTCTGCTTGATATCTACGTAGTGCATGATCAAAATTTGTTCTATCAACGTCATTGACATTTGATGTGTCGCTTACGATACTTTCATAGAAGATTTTCACTGCCATAAAAGTATCTAAGCGTATCAATGTCTGATCACTTTTGATGAGCAAATTAGGATTGAAACTACTTACTAACGCACCATTAGGTAAGTTTTGGTAGTAACTTGCACCAAATACCGTATCGCAGTACTTAGGCCACCATCCGAACTCCATTTGGTATAATATCTCTTGTGATCCTACTTTGAAGTAATTATCCCAATTGACATTCATTTGTGAAGCGCGGCGTTCTGCTGCAGGATCATAAAATACGATATCTGCTACAGTTGCGTTACTAATTCTTTGATACGGTACACTCATTGTAAAAAATTCCTATACTAAGTCAATATTAGCCTTGTTGGATATTGATAGCACCACCACGTCTTGGATCGGCTACGCCTGCACCCATGTATGCAAGACCAGTCAACCACATTTGCAATCCGCCTGGCTTTTCGCCCATCTTGATTTGCAATCCTTCTTTCAACACTGTTACCAATGCTGAATCGTGGAAGTAGGCACCTACTAACACGTTGAATGGACCACTTGACAAGAATGTACGACTTGCAGTTGGTAGGAATGTAGTGAATAGGACCTTACAGCCATATACGCTTTCAATCTTACCAGTTGATAGCAATTCGTTACCAAGAGCAGATAGGTTTGCACCGCCACTCTGTGATACTGCACCACCAGTTAGTTCTGCTAACAAACGATTCAATGAAGAACCAGTCTGTCCTGCTACTGTACCAGTGCTGTTACCGTTGCTGTCAAGAACAATAGTTGGGATGCCTGGTAGGCGAGCAACTTTGTAATTCTGCTTGACTAAACGAATTAGATCCAATACGCTGTTTGCGCTGAATCCAACTGTACCACCAGCAGGAACAGTTACAGTTGCGCCTGATTCAGCAAGTTCCATTGCACCAAGTGCTGTTGGACGAGCAAAGCCGTCAGCAGGTGTTGGTGAATAGTTGCTGTTACCTGGGCTTACTTTGAAACCATTTGCAGCAGCGAATGCTTGGCAAACACGAATGTCTACTTTTTCTGCATATGATTCACCAAGTTCGCTACCTAGAGTTGCTGCTAAGTCAAATGATGTAGTCCAGTTATAGAAGTAATCAAATGCTGTTGCTGCAACTGCTGGGAACGCAGTGATAGTCTGTTGACCCAATGATGGAGTCTGTTCAAATGCAGCGCCAGGTGCTGAACCGAATCCAGTTCCAGGTGCTGTTGATGTACCAGGTGCAGCGTTAGGGCTGTAGTCCTGATATGTGATTGGTGCGAATAGTGGTACTAAGTATTGGTTACCCTGATTTGGGGCTACAACCGTTGTCATATCCACTAGACCACTTGCTTCGTGCATGGCACGTAATGCGAAATTAGCAATGGCAAATGTAAAGCCATCCCCTTCGTTCGCTGTACCGTCTAAAACATAGGCCATGATATATCTCCTTTATTTGGCTTATAATATTTTCTTTGATGATGTTGAAACGCTAGCGCCAACCTTCATACTCTTCAGACCTGTACCTTTACCTAATCCTAGTCTTTGAGCCCATGCATTGAATGCAGCAGGATCTTTGCTATAATCAGGAATACTGTCTGTAGGTGCTCCGGCAAATTGCGTTTGTCCAGGTTTCAACCCACTGCCACTTGATAGATTATTTTGCTTGAGTAACTTAGGATTACCTTTAGCAACTTCTTCTAACAAGCCCTGTATTGTAAGTGGATTACCATCTAGACCATAACGTTCTTGACCTTTGCTATTCACTATACTATAAGAACCATCTCTCTTCCATTGAATATTAGATTTTACTTTTTGTAGTGCATAGTCTTGTAAGTCAGGATCAAAACGATCTCCCATATTACGTAGTATTTCACCATCTAGTTCCTTCTGACGCAAGGCTCGCTCCTTACTTGCGAGGTCTCGCTGAAGTTTACTAAACTGTTCACGTAAGTCGGTATTATCGTTGACAACTTCACGACCCATTCGTGATTCTGTGTTATCAACGTCCACTGGTTGTACGTTACCACCGTTTCTGTTTGAACTAGTTCTTGCCATATAAGCAATCGCTGCTTCTACACTATCAAATTGTTGACCGCTTGCTTGTGACAATGCGTTCAATATTGTTGATGTTGTACTTTTGCGTACTGCTGCTGGATTGATCTTGTTCTCACCAGATGTAGAATTTTCAGCCTGCTCTACTACAGGGGCACTATCGGAGCCAACGTTTGTATTGTCAATCATGATAATTTTTTCCTTGATTATTCGTAATCATCGTATTTTGATCCTGTTTACCTTACTCAGCGGCCGGTGTTTATGCCAGATAACTGTACAGTCACCGCTTGCTGTGTAAAGTAGGACGGACCAGTGTCCACTATAGGTGTACCGTAGCCACTAAGTGCTCCAGTATCACTAATATTCTCTGTGTCGCCGTACATAGGTTCCTTCTCACCAAAATCTTCTGCTGTTGGTATTTGATTACCTAAATCACGGCTCATCATTGTCAAATTGTCATCAGTCATTAGAGTTTTGACAGTTTGATCAGGTATTGTATCAATATATGCTTGTTCGTATTGCGGGATCTTTTCAGCAGGAGCAAGCATAGCGATAATCTCTTTGGTAATGAGACTATCAATAATACTATTATTCTGCACCATTGATTTAGCCTGACCCATTAGTGCTAATCTATAGTTCGTATCGTGTGCTTCATAATCAGTGTTGTAATGTACTTCACCTGCCCAACGCATGTTCATGAATCGTGCAGCGTAAGTAAAAATAAGTTCTTCTGTAATTTCCATGAGCCTTGCTTTACTCTTAGCAAGGCGGTGTAATTGCTTACGCTCTTCAATAATGGCAACACCTGAAGCCAATTGGTTCTTAGTGTTTCGTAGACCGCCTAGGCCGGTGAGTGCTTCAATCTGTTCAAGTATCTCACGTTGACGACTTGTAATTTTGTCAACATCACCAGTATCTACAGGAATACATTCAACTTGACCTGCACTTGCACGTACAATCGCACCTGCGTGTACAGGAATACTTACGCCTTTATCTGCACGTATAATTGTTTTAGCAAACTGTATTGATGTGTAGGCTTCACATTCTAATTTATAGTGTTCACGTTGTGCATCACTTGCAGCATCAATGTCACTTATACCTACATCAAGACTTCTAGGATCACGACGACCATATGCAATAAAGCCAGGTAAACTCATGCCTGCAGGATAGAAGCCTTCACCAATCAATTCTACATCATTCTTGTTGACATTTTTGCCAACACGATATGCACGCCAGTAACTTGGCGTAGTTTCTGTACCAAGATGATAACACTTTAGATACCAACTATGTTCATCTTCTGTTTCTAATACTTTGATATATTTGAGCATAGGTTTGCCACCAAACCATACCCACTCCCAATCCCATACTTGTAATGGATTCATTGCAACAACATAAGGTCTGCCATAATTAGCATCACCTTCTTGCGCCATGTCAACAAACACCCAACAATGTCCATAGATGCTAGTAAGGTCGCCTACTTGCTCCATGAAACTATCTAGTGATCTGTTATTGAGGTCTGCGTCTAATAAAAACAATTCTGCCCACTCTGTGTTATCAGGATCAATATATTGTCCTGTTGGTGTAGCAAA